AAACTTCGTAGTGATATCATTGGATATATTAAAAAGGCTTTGCAAAAACGGGAGGAAAAGTAGAATGTTAGATTCAAAAGAAGTATTAAATTTATTTAGTGGTAATTTAGCTTTAAGAGACTCTATTACTATAGATATAGATGCTATTGAAACAGAATTCGACTCAGAGAAAGAACGGGTTGCTTTTGATTTAATTAAGTCTATTAATAAGGAAATTCCTGGTGGATATATTAATAGTTTTATTAATATTTTTAATGAATACGGCTATGGTGTTATTATCGTACGTCAATATGATTCATTAGATCCAGAGATTGTTAAATTGAACTTCGTATTCAATAAACGCATAAATCCAGTAATGAGCATTGATTATGCTATTAGATTGATGATTAGATCTTTCTATAATTTTATATCTGTTTCTTGCCTTGATGATTTAAATAATCAATTCTTAAATGATAGATCTAAAATCTTATGGGATAGCTTTGATAGTAGAGCCGAATATGAATATGGTGATACTTTACTCAAATTCCAATATTTATTAGACGGGTTAATCTTCCCTAGATATGAAGAATACTTTTATAATAATCGTATCAATGATGGTCGCATATTGGAAGTATTCGATGAACTATCTAAATTCTTAAATGGTATTTTTGATACTGTAGTTGAATATGATAATAGTCTTACTTTAACAGAAAACTTCATTAAGTTAAGATCTGCCGCAATTCATTCTGTAAACCATTGGATTGATGCTTGTTTTGATGTATCTAAATAAGGAGAATATATATGCTTACATTAAAAGAGTTATGGAGTAAGGAAGCATTTAAAGATCTAGAACTAAAAAATTATGTAGATATTGATGACACTCCAGAATCACATCATTGTGAAAATGTAGAAGAAAAACTTCTACGTTTAGAGGAATTACTAAATCTAATTAGCGATCAAACAACCATGCCAGACAGAGACCCAGTATTTGTCATATTAGATTATATAAATATGCTACAGTTAGGATTCAGATTAAGTTGCAAATATGAAGGCAAATCATCAGAGTCTATTAAAAAGGGATCTTTAACAATTGAACTCCAACCAGAACTAAATCCTTATATTACATATGATACTGCTATCCGAATGATAGTAGATTATTATTATGATGCAACCAAAGTATCCATGATTAAGGGTATATCTATATATGATTATATTGAGTATGAGCTGGAAAAAAATAATTATGGATTAGATGAAAATGTATTATTTGATCTAATCAATGGGTCATATTTCTCATCTGATAACTATAAGACATCAACAAGTGTATCTAAATATGCATCTAATATTTTAGAATTTGCAATTGGATATTGTAAATTTGAAGATACGTCTATTCTTAAAACTAATCTACCAGTTATAGATTTGATAAAACATGCTCGAACACTAATTATTAAAGTTATTAAGACTCGACATGAAAATCAAACAACCGATTTAGTATTACAATCTCTAAATAAGAAATATAATGCAGTTGTTACTATTATAAGTGCAATATTTATAGATAATGTAACATTAGCCGACACGGATCCACAATTAAGAGAAGAAAACATAAGAAAATATTTAGATAGTTTAGACCTATTGTATAAGGGTTATGATTTGCCTGAAGAATATAAATTTGCTTCTATATATGAAAAATCCGAAAGGTCTAAAAGAGATCTAATGCGTATCTTTATACTACTTAGTGAAAATAATAGACAAATATTCGAATATATTGAAAAAAGTAAGTTAGATCTATAATCTAATATAAGAAGAGCGAGTTTATCCCGCTCTTCTTTTTTTGTATTTATAGCCATCTTGAACAATTCAATAACTTAGAAAGGTGGTATATAATGAAAAATACAACCGTTATTGTAAAGAAAATCTATCCAATTATTGAGACTCAAATTAAGAAGAATCTTAATGCTTATAAAAAATATATTGGTAAATTTATTTCTGATAGATCTGAAGACTTATATGATATTGCTCCATGTAGAAGAATTTACTTTACTCAAAAAGATGCAGATGATTTATGTAATACTCTAAAGATAAATATTAAAGATATTCATAATTTAATGCGAGAAACTTATTATGCATCAATTTCTGCATTCAACCCAGCTGCAGCAAAAGATGAGATTACTATTATTCTCTTATGTCTTTTACGCTATTTCTGGAAAACTAGAGATCCCAAACTCATTGATTTAGGTATCATTAATCTTGCATTTTCTGGAAAGTTCTATCCATCTATTCATTATGGGTTCTTTAAGAAAGTTCAACCAGCTGAATATAGATGGGTGATGGATTATGTAGTAAATAATATGCTCACTGGCAAATTCGATCTTAAAACTCAAGGAAGTGTTTTAGGTGCGGTTAAGTCTGTATCTAATACATGGATTGATACATACAAAGATCGGCTAAGAGATTTCGAAGATGAAGATTGTGTATATCTAATTCAGCAACTTCATGGTCGTATTAAATCTTTTATGAAAAATATAGCTAGTCTATATTATGAAGCATATGAAAATAAATCCCAATATATAACTTATGCATCTGATGACTATTCCGATACTGGATATAGATTAGCAGATACTGATAATCTAATGGCTGAACGTATTATAGATAAAGCTGTAAATGTAGCATCTACAATGTCAGTAAATTATAAGTATTGTAAGATGTCTGCAGACTCATTAGTTAGAACTGATGAAATTAAAGATATCATTGAATATATCATTAAGAATGATACTAAACAACTTACTGAAGTTCGTGAATATATTAGCTTATTAGTTTATACATACTTTGCTCAGTCTAAAGACAAAGATGTTAGAACTACAAACTTTATTAAGTATTCTATACAGCCTAAACCGAATACTAAAGATAAGAATATTCTAAGAATAAAAGATATTACAGAAAACTGGTTAATGCAAGCGTCTAAACGATACATTCATAGACGTAATCGTGTAGCTACAAGAAATAGCTATACTAGATCAGTTGTCATGTATTTCACATTGCTTATTCATTATAGTGCTTTATAATTTTATATGTCTATGGAGTTGAACTCCATAGACATATTCTTTTTTGCTCATATATTATAACTGTGTATTTAAAGGTCATTTGTTTTAATATACGGAGGAAAAAGAAATGACAAACACAATTGAAAAGAAATTTAAAATCGATGATTTATTTGTTGGAAAATATGAAATGTCTAGCATTCTAGATTTTCCCGAAGATCATGTATATGATGAACTTGTACCAATAATTGGTACATTAGTTGGTAGATTGTTAGAAATCTACTCATTACAAGAAGTACAAGTATTTTTAGATATGCTAAATAAGACATATGAAAAATCATTTAAAATTATTTATAACCCATCCACAAATATAACTAGCTTTTATTATTCACATGAACATCCGACATATAATATGGAAATTATTGTGAAATTGATTGTAAAAAATATTTATAGATATTTTAGTATAAAATCTAATCCTTTAGACGAATCATATATAGTTGATAAATATCTACGTAAAGATATCAAAGAGTTTGATGTTAAAAATACTGGATTATACGATACAGTGCAAAAAGTATTAGATTTAGATTTCTTCTATTATTATAATAATTTAAAAGTATTATATAATATAGAAGGAGAGCCTAAAATAATTCCATTCGATCAATCTTATAAGCACGTTATCAATAAGATTGATCTATTAACACAATTTGTTAAGAAGATGAATCCTGGGATTGATTATAAAAGAATGTATCAATCTTCTAGTGATTTAGGTAGTTATGTATTAGAATTGCGTAGTGTATTGGTTAAGAATATTAGATTTAAAATGGCCAAAGAAGGTCTTGATAATACTGAGTTTAAAAATGACTATGTAGAAAATATGATGAGGGCAACTGAATCTATTTTATTTATGATGCAATCAGATATTGGTGATAATGATAATGAATTGGTATCATATGAAAATGAAGAATTTAAACAGACTCTAGATAAATATACAGACATCTTATCCAAGTTATATGATACTGATTTTAGAAAAAAGTGTACACTCTTTTCATTATTTGAAGATGAGGCAATGATGCAAGCTAGATATGTAACAGGTGAACTAAGATTGGCAGCATTAGATCTTTGTATTAAAAAATTTGATGAAATGAAAGCTAAATAATTAGTTTACCATATAGGAGGCAGTTTATTCTGCCTCCTATAATTCTTTATTTTTTTTACTCATATATTATTATCATGATAATAGCACGAATGCTATTATATTGGTCATTCTTAATACATGGAGGAAAAAGAAATGACAGACATCAAAGAAAAAATTATAAATGATGAACTATTTACAGGCGAGCTTGCACTTGCTAAAACATTCGAGATTGATTCATCTCGGCTCAATGAATCTACATTCGTTTATGAAAAAACAAAGGTTCTAAGTGATGTATTGCGATACATCGGATATGAGTATGGGTCATATAAGTGTGGTAAGTTTCTTAAAGGATTGAATAGAACTTACTCTAATCTATTTAGAATAACTTTCAATGATAATTTTGAAGTTGTACTTAAGGATACAAAATTTGGAAAGACAAATTTGGATTTATGTTTGAGAATCATCTTCAAAAATTTATACCAAAATTTCAAATTAAGCCACTATAGTGGATTTGATATAGAAAATTGTATTATTTATGATGCATTATATAGTGATGCCAAAAGTATTAACAAATCGAAATCTGAGTTTGTAATAAATATAATCACTAGAATGGTTAATATGGAATTCTTTAATTCATATTATGATGATTTATTCAATACTATTGGCAAATCTTTACCATTTAGTACTAGATTTAAACAAATAGCATTGGAATTATCATTAGTTGGTGACTTCATTAAAGAAATTGATGGTAATTTTAGCGATATTCTAGAATATAGATATTGTAATAATCTTGGAGAATATGCTCTTAAACTAAGAGATGAATTAATAGATATTATTAAGATTAAGATAAATCAAAAAACTAATAATAATAGAAATATTAAAATGTGTGCAGATGTAGCATATTCTATAATTAATTTAATGGGATATTGGCTTAATACTATAGATGTATCTATGACGTACGAATCTGAATATGCAAAGACCATTATAGATAATAATATAAAGCTACTAAACGAATTCCTTAATAAAGATCTAAGAAAAGATAGCAAACAACTTAAGATGTTATTAGATGGTAAAGAAGTTAAAATAGATGATTTCATTAAAGATATTAAATTGACAGTCGATAAATATTTATTTTATTAATTTATAGGAGGCAGAATAAATCTGCCTCTTTTTTTTATTTTTTTTTCATTCATATATTATCATCATGATAGTAGCACAGTTGCTATTATGTAGTCATTTTTTAATATACGGAGGAAAAAGAAATGACAGACATCAGAGAAAAAATTTTAACCAATTCATTATTTACTGGCGAGTTTAAACTTGCTAAAACATTTGAGATTGATTCAACTAAACTCAATGAATCTAAATTTATTAATGAAAAGAATAAGATCATGACTGATGTAATGCATTATATTGGATATGAATACGGTATGTCTAAGTGTGATGTATTTATTGAAAGAATGAATAATGCTTATTTTAATTTATTTAGGATAGACTGTAATATTGGTAAATATGAGATTAAACAAGCAAAAACTGAATTTGGGGAACTAAATATTGATTTATGTTTAAGAATGGTATTTAAACATTTATACAAAAATTTTGATTTATCAGCATTTGGTAATTGGAATGCGGAATCAACTATGATTTATGATATTTTGTATAATACTGCTAAAGGTGTTAATAAATCTAAAGCTGACTTTGTACTAAACGTAATTATTAGAATTGTAAATATGGAATTTTTTAATGCTAATTATGATAATTTGTTTAATACTAAACACAGATCTCTACCATCTAGCATGCCATTTAAACAACTAGCATTAGAATTATCATTAGTTGTAGATATTTTAAAAGACAAAAATAAAAGTTTTAATGCTACTGAATTATATCGTGAATGTAATAATCTTGGTGAATATGCTTTTAAATTAAGAGAAGAGCTAATAAAAATTATTAAGGATAAAATTAATCCTGAATTTTATTCAACTACTGTACATAGAACAGCTTCACTTGAAGTTTTAAAGTCTATAATTAATCTATTAAATTATGAACTAATTCATTTAGATTTAACTATGGATTATACACCTGATGATGTAAAGAATGTATTCACTAAAAATATAACCCTAATAAATCAATTCATTAATAAAGATATAACTGAAGAATGCGAAAAACTTAAAATGTTATTATCTGGTAAAGATATAAATAAATATGAAGCCTCTAAAGAAATTAGATTTGTGGCTGAAAAATATTTATCTTAATATTTTATAGGAGGAAGTTAAAATGGTAAATTTTGTAGATGTAGCAAATGGTGATATTTTTAAAGGCAGTATAAAATTAGCAAATATTTTAGATATAACTCCAGAGTATGCTAAAGAAAATCAAGAAGATGAAAAGAAGTTATTATACTTTATAGAAATTCTTAATGCTATCGGTAGACGTTATGAAAAGCTATCTGATTTCCCAGGACTTAGACAAAATTGTGAAATATATGATTCATTAGTTAAACTTTTGAATGATGTTAACTATTATGGATTAAATATTACAGCTCATTATAATGGTACTAATCAAATAGTATCTCTGAAATTAGATTATTCTAATGATTTAAATCCTTTAATGTGTTTGGATATGGCAATCCATCTTATTTTAGATAAAGCTGGATTTGGCCTTTTCGATTTTAAACGTATGGAAGAATTTATTCGAAGAGATGCTACACCAGAATTACTTAAAGCTAAAATTGTCAATATGTTAATCACTGGTGAATTATTTGTAGTTTCATATTCTCTCTATGAATACAAAGTCTTCTCTAAAGGTATTGCTGATTTAATGAGCTTTGTTTTTGAATTTTGTAAAATTCCTGATAATGAATTTAGCACTAATATATTAGTAAACAAATCCATCAATGATGCATTATTAGCAGTACGTACATATATCATTAATAATCTTAAGATTAGACTTGAAAATAATGCCGACTTCTATTTCGTAGAAGAGATGGAAAAAACTTACAGATCATGCGAACATATTATCAATAATGCATTATATTCAGTTGATGATGATAAATTCATCAAATCAATAGTCTTAGTATTAAATAAAGTATATGAAGAAAACTTTGATAAAGTATCCGATGTTAAATTCACTGTAGAAGATGCTAAAGTTTCTCTAGGTTTACTTACTAAAAATTATCTAATTAGAGAAAAGATAAGAGAAGTATATTTAGGGATCAAACCAAATAATTTATATGGTAACTTTAGCTAAATATTTGAGTACTAAGATATAACAAATTGACCCCCCCGGTGTTTTTTCCTCTGGCGTTTTTTTTTTTT